AATACCATCCACTATTGTAATCCCTGCCAATAAAACCAAGTTGATGATTAGCCAGTTGATTTTACGTTTCATCTTCGATTACCCTTTCTAATTTTAGATGTCCTGCATTTCTTCCTTGCTCGTTTAAGTGGATGTAATATTTAAGTAATGCACTGTCCTTTCCAGTAATTCTACTTAGCTCTTTTAAAGTCCCTGTGCAGATATACTTATCACGATCATATAGCTTATAGTCGGCAAGAATTTCCGGATTACCCATCAAAGTTTTTTCCTCAATGCCGAAATACTCGCACAATTCTTGGACATGATCAGGATTGATGTCATCCTTAGTGATCCATTCTTGTATCGTCTGTTCACCTCGATAAAGATTTCTAGAGAGTTCTTTACGAGTGAGACCTTTCCCCAAAATCAACAATTGCAGTTGCTGACGAAAGTGATCCATTTGATTTTTCGTATAATGTCTCATAACTTTCACTCCTGCTTAACAATCGCTGTCTTTTCGAGATCTTCACGCTTCAAATCTGCGATGAGCCAGTCTAAGTACTTCTTTGCCTTATTTAGATCTTCCAATCCGTTTTTCTTTTGATAGCGACAAAGATACTTGATGACATTTCCCCAATAAAATCCCCGGACTTCTTTTGGTCCTCCAGCAAAATTGCGAATAATGTCAATTGATTCAAGACCATATTGCCCACAGTAGTGATTAGGTTTATTTACTTTGTCAAAACCATTATTTAAAATTTCTTCTGTCATTTTAGTCGCTCCTCCTTAATCCAAACACCATCGACTAATTTCCCTGTTCGATCCTTGATTTCTTCGTAAGCTATATTCAAGCACTCAACAAAATCATGATGTAGCAATGCTGAGATTCGCATCAACTCATAAACAACATTTTTCAGTTGGTATGATTGTCGATTGAAATAAGCTGCCAATGATTGGTCCATCATCAAGACAAAATAGTCTTCTGACTTTGCTGCATTGGAAAATACGAATGTATTATTTTCTGGGAAAATTTCTTCCGTCTTGATTCCTAATTGCAATGTCAAACCGATCAACACTACGGTGATGTCTCCAATGCTGTCTTTCGTAACGGCTTCATCATTTTCTGCTAGTCCTCGTGACAATTCACCGATTTCTTCGTACAGCTTCAAAAATTGCTTGTTTGGATCTTGCGTCTGCAAATTCCGGTCATAAAACCAGCGCTGGACTTTTGCGATTAAATCTTTTAATTGTTTGTTTTCCATCAATATCTCCTGCTTTCTGTATTCTCTGGGAATTTAAAAATATGTTTGCTTGCGCCCTTGAAGATTCGGTCAGCAAGTGCTTGATTGTAAATTGTTTTAATATCGTTGCTCGATAAATTTGTGTTAAAAAATGTTGTTTGACGATTATCCAAGATTTTAAATAGCACTCGTTGTCTCCACTCATTCGCTTCTTTGAGGTTCCCACTCATGCTACTTTCTTTCCCTAAATCGTCAAAGAAGAGAAAATCAACATTGCTCAGTAGATTCACAGCATAACTTTCTGTGAAGTCTCCTCGACCGTTGAAGCTTTCTTCAATTTTTGAAAAGAGCGCAGAAGTCGAAATGAATAGCACACTCTTTGGTTGCTTGCATTCTTTAAATTTTTCATTTAATGCTTTGGCTATTCCGATAGAAAGATGGCTTTTGCCAACTCCTGGAGGACCGCTCAAGATTACATTTCCTGTTTCAAATTTTAGGAAGTCTCGCAACATTCTTTTTGAAAAATTCAAAGCTTGTTCACATAGCTTATTTCCAGCATCGTAATTTTCAAGTGTTTTGTCTTCCAATTCCTTGGAATAGATGCTCTCACGATCAAATACTTTGTATGTTTTCGCTAGAATTGACTGGATAACTGCTTCTTGCTTTAAGTGTTCCTGCAATTCATTGATTCCTTCTTTTTCGCATTCTGGACAAATGTCAAGCGATTTCCGGGATCCATTAATCATGACTTTTGCATTGATCATCTTGGAACCGTGCTTATTACATATTTTTGGTTCGCTGGTCGAACCTACTTCATAATCCTGATGCATTAAAATCCTAACCTTTCGTCTTGCTGTTGAGTTGATGCACTCGAAGGCATCTTCTGATTTAAGTATTTTTCAAACTTGCTTGCATTAAACAATGTGTCTGGAGTTAAATACTTGGACATTTTGGAATCATTCTTCCACTCAAGAGTTTTTACATCAATAACATGTTTGAAATCATCTATTGAGTAATTTTCACTTAAACGACCATTGATTAGTCTTTGAGTTGATTTGCTAGTAGGTTTAAAATGAGATCCTGTTTTTTCATTTAGATATTTGATAATTTCGTCATAGACATCTGATTGAGTTTTTTGCTCCTTATCTATATCTATATCTATATCTATATCTATATCTATATCTATATCTCCGTTGCCTTTTGTTGCAGTGGTGTTGCATTGCAACGCTTTTTGATTCTCTCGATGCTTGCGAGACCTACGGGTGCTTGCTGTTTCACTACCTACCATCTCAGGCACTTGTTCGAGATTAAACTGATAATTGTCTGATGTAGTCAATAATTTCTTCTTTGTCAAAAACATCAGTGTCAATCTAATTGCTTCTGGATCTTCGTCTATCAATAAAGAAAGTTCTTCTGCTAGATCTTCTGCTAGACCCTCGAAATATAGTTTCCCTTGCTCTGCTAGACTTGCAAGCATCATTTTTAGGTAGATGATTGTGATTTCTTCCCCACCTGGAAGCTTTCTCATGAGCTTCATTTCTTTGGAATTAAAGAAGTCATCTTTTAGTTGTAACCAGTAATATCTACGATTCTCAGTTACCATTCATCAGGCCTCCTTATTTGAAAATTTCGCATATTCCTTGTGAAAGAATAGTCTGACCGTGCCAAGGCTACCATGCCTATTTTTCTCAAGGATCAATTCTGTTACATTGTCTGGTTCCTCCTGCTCCTCACGATTGTAGTAGGCCTCACGATAAAGAAAAGCAACAATATCAGCGTCCTGCTCAATTGATCCAGATTCTCTTAGATCAGACAAAACTGGCCTCTTATCATTTCTTTGCTCAACCCCACGAGATAGCTGACTCAATGCAATTACTGGAACTTTCAATTCCTTGGCTAATATTTTTAATTGCCTTGAAATCTCAGACACTTCCTGTTGCCGATTTTCTCGACCTCTACCAGTAATTAGTTGAAGATAGTCAATTACAATCAATCCAAGGCCACCAGTCTCTTGAGACAATCGCTTGGCTCTGGATCGAATCTCAGCGATTTGAATTCCTGCTGTATCGTCAATATAGATCTTTCCTTTTGCAAGTTGCTCTTGTGCCAGGATCAGCCTGCGCCATTCGCTTTCTGAAAGATTACCTGTCCTTACATGGTATGACGGGATCAGCCCTTCAGATGACAGCATACGCTCTACAAGACTTTCTGCCCCCATTTCAAGGGAAAAGATTGCTACTGGCTTTCCAGCTCTTATTGCCACATTTTGGGCGATATTAAGAGCAAAAGCTGTTTTTCCCATCGCTGGCCGTGCTGCAATAATAATCAGGTTGTCAGTGTGTAGACCAGTCGTGATATTGTCAAATTCTGTAAAACCTGTTGGTGTCCCTGTTACATCACCAACACGTTGTGAGCGCTCATCAATAATTGACTGCGTGGAATCAATGACATCAATAATTGGACGGAAGCCAGTCTGCTTGTCGTTTGCTATGTTTGACAAAGCTTGCTCGGTTTGAAAGAGTATGTCATTTAGATCTGATTGACCATCATATACGTTAGCTATTGTTTGATTGAGGTCTTCAATAACCTTTCGTGCTCTCGCTTTTTCGGCTACAACCTTGGCATAATGCTCAATGTGAGCACTGGTTGGTACAGCATTGATGAGACTAGCAAGAAATGCCATCCCTCCGATTCGATCAAATTCGCCTATTGAATCAAGCGCTGATTTAACTGATACGGGGTCAATAGGTTCTCCTTTGTCTGATAAATCTTCCATGATTCCAAAGACGATGCCATGTGATAGTTTGTAAAAACTTTCTTTTGTGAGGTATTCTGAAGCAATTAGGATTTTATCTGGATCGACAAATATTGATCCGATTACTGCTTGTTCAGCAAGAATATCGTGAGGCAGGATTGTGTTGTTTTCTGCCATAAACTAGCTCCTATCTACGATATCCGAAACGCATTGCTTCCCGTGCTTCTTGGATACGTTGTTGTTCAGCGATCATCTTCTTTAACTCTCGTTTTGATTCCTTGCACCGCTCACTGATTGAACTGATGATGATCATTTGGAATAGGACCACGATGATTAATACTCCGACTAAAATTTCTGCTAACATGTTAATTCCTCCAATATTCTTTTATAAAAATAATTCCTGTGTTATAATTA